GTCACCCTCAACACAGTTTGTGGGGCGATCACCATGAATGGCGCAGCACTTGCTGATGCCACTAACGTTAGCTTCACCGTCACCAACAGCACTATTGCTGCTAATGACGTTGTGATCGTTAACCACTCGTCGGCTGGCACTGCCGGTGCCTATACCGTCGCAGCCAACGCTATTGCAGCGGGATCCTTTGCGGTCACCGTGCGTAACGTGTCTGGTGGTTCGCTTAGCCAAGCCATTGTGCTTAGCTTTGCTGTGATCAAGGCTGCCGCTGCCTGATGGGTCTGTTCGCCTTCCGGCGACTGCGTGAACAGGAGGCTTCGGTTTCGACCGGAGCCTCTCTTTCTATTGCAGAGCCCACCCCTAAACTTGAAACACCAGAACCGTTGCCCGCTGTAGTAGACGATGGCAATCACAATCGACGCAACAGTGGGGGGCGCAAACGCAAACTCCTACCTGACACTGGCAGCAGCCAACACAGTCATTGAAGGATTGGTCCAGGACGCTGACGTGACCGCATGGGCGTCAGCTACCGACGACCAACGAAATCGTGCGTTGTTTACTGCGACGCAACGCATAGACCGTGAGCGATTTTTAGGTGCTCGCGCAACAGACACGCAAGCATTGCAATGGCCAAGAGATGGTGTCCGCAAACCAGACACCTACATCAACACCTACGCTACGGGATTCCCTTTCAGGATCACGGCAGATTATTACACCGCCACTGAGATCCCCGATCAGGTCAGAAAAGCACAGGTTATTCTTGCGGTTTACCTAAACAACAACAAGGATGGCTTAGGGCTTTCTGGTCTTGAGGATTACAAGTCGGTTAGCATTGGCAGCCTTAGCGTCACGTCCGCAGGTGCCAGCAGCATCGCAACAGGTGCTGATCGTGTCCCACCAATTTTTGAACGTTACTTCACTGGTCTTAGAATTAGTGGACCAGGCAACATCGCCATCCGTCGCAGCTGACCATGAACTACAACTCAAACGACAGCTACAACATTGGTTTTGAATACATCAGCGATACGGCAGCGCATACTGGGCGCTTTTACAAGCTGTATGCCGTAGCGGATGCGGTGATCAATACTGCTACGGTGCAGAACGCTAGCGGCAACACGTTCAGCTCAGTACCGCTGAACCATGGTGATTGCATCGAAGGTGTTTTTACCAGCGTGACTTTGACCTCTGGCAAAATCGTTGCTTACAAGATCTGACCATGGCATTCAAGGGACATCAAGCGAACGGGATTGACTACACGCTCGGCGCTGAGGTCATCCATGATACCGTTGCCCATACGGGGCGATTCCACCATATTGACTTTTACGAGAACACGCAAGTTGATACAATCATTAGCACGAATATGACAGGTAACACTCTAAACGGTGAGTCATTCCCTGCAGGTTTTGAGCTGCGTGGATTGTTTACTAGCATTAGATTGCAGAACGGAGCCTGCATAGCCTATAAAGTCTGATGGCACTTGTTACTACGCTACGGAAGACTGCCAGCAAACTGATGGCAAAGTTTGGCGGGCAAGTAACGATACGCGTGGTAACACCTGGAGCGTATAACACCACCACCGGCGCAATCACAGAGACAACTAGCGATACGACAATACGCGGCATCCTGGAAGATGTTAATGCGCGTGAGGTCAATGAGCTAATCCAAGCAAGCGACAAGCGCCTGACGATTGCGGCGCTTGACGTGACAAATGCACCGACGACAACGGATCGCGTTGTGATTAGCAGCGTTAGTCACCAGATCATCAGGGTAGTTACGATTGAGCAGGACAACACGGCTGTCACTTACGAACTGATCCTGAGGACATAGTGGCACGACGCATTAACCTATCGCAGATCGGCAGCTACTCACAAGAGAAGTACGAAAAGCTGCTGCGGGTGGTTGTATTTGAAACAGACAGCAGACTAAAACAAGAAAGCCCTGTTGACACTGGACGCTTCCGCTTGAGCTGGGCAATCAGCGAACAGGGCACACCCGGCTATGACGCGGGACCGCAAACTAGTCCTAGTGGTATCACACCGCCGCGACGGCTTGATTATCAAGTTGAACGTGCTGGTGGCGTTTATCACATCCACAACAGCCTGCCATATGCATATCGACTAGCTTATGAAAACGGGTCAAAACAGGCATCAGCTGGATGGACTGACCGAATTGCTAGGGAGATGACTACATGGGCACAGCAACAAGCTAGTCGCATCGGAAGAGAAGACTAATGGCAGCAGTCAACCTTAACACCATCCGCTCAACCATAGAGGGCAGGCTTGCCACAGAGTTAGCCCTGTCACCAGTCATTCCTGTTGCATTTCATAACCAACCGCTGACTCCGACCCCAAATAGTTCCTTTGTCCAATGCCTTGTCAGCTTTGGCAACAATAACTTCTTGACAATGGGCGGCACCACTGGCAGCAGCAACAGTGTCATCGGTGTCATCGTCATGAATGTCTTTACGCCAAAAGGTGTTGGACCTGGCGCAAATTTGACGATTGGGAAACGGATTCGTGACCTTTACAATAGGCAAGTAGTCAGTGGCGTTCATTTTGACCCGCCTACTGGACCCGAGGTGGTGGCGTCGCCAGCTCCAGAGGGTTACTTCCAAACACAGGTCAGATTGACCTTTGAAACCTTCGAGGATCTCTAACCATGGCATTTTTTCGGGGACAGCAAGGCAGCGTCAAGTTTGACGATGGCGGCTCAACCACAGTCGCTATTGCCAGCACTCGTTCATGGTCTTTGACCGTTGAGAAAGAAACGCTGGACACCACTGCACTTGGCGCCACATATCGCGCAAACGTTGGCGGTTTGATCAGTGGCTCTGGGACGTGTGAAGTGTTTTACACAGCCACAAGTTCCGATGAAACCAATGTCTTCATTGAGCGAGTCAACACAGCAACCGATCAAGGCGGTGCTTTGTTTGAGTTGTTCCTAGACACATCAGGCACTAAAAAAATCAGCTTCACTGGGACCGTTACCTCCTCTGAGTATTCAGCTACGGTTGGAGAAATTGAGGTGATTACGGTCAGCTTCGTCACCAACGGCACCATCACTCTGGACATCTGATCATGGCTTTTTTCCGTGGAGAACAGGGCACTGTCTTTTTTGACAAAGCCGGCAGCGGCGGTCTGTCAGAAATCGCAGCGGTCCGCTCGTGGTCTATGACCATTGAGAAAGAATCACTGGATGTCACCGATCACGGCGACACCTATCGCGCCAACGTAGGCGGCTTGATTAGTGGTTCAGGCACCATCGAGTTGATGTACGACGCGCCTAGTGCTGGCGACAAACTTGACTTGATCAAGGATGTCAACCAAGCCACGGACGAGGCTGATGCAGCTTTTGAGTTGTATTTAGACGAAACTGGCGGCAAGAAAATTACGGGCACCTTGGTGGTGACAGGCTCTGAATACAGTGCTACGGTTGGCGAACTAGAGATTGTGACGGTTAACTTCGTCACCTCTGGCTCTCTTAACCTAGCCATCTAATGCCTTCAGCTACACCTCGCGCCGTAGACTTGCTCACCGGCGCTTTTGACCTGAACCAGCGCCGTAAATTCAGCGTCACCAATGATGCTGGCGAAGCGGTGCTGGTTTTGTATTTTAAGCCCATCACCCGCGCTGATCGAAAGCGTGCTAGCAGCCTTGCTGGTTCTGAGGAGGCTTTGGACATTAGCACCCAGATGCTTTGTCAAATGGCAGAACTTGAGGATGGCAGCAAAGCATTTGCGTCGGCTGATGCTGTCAAACTTCAGCGAGAATTGCCTGAGCGCGTACTTAACGACTTAGAGCTGTTCCTGTTTGGGCTGGGCGGCAACGCCAGCCTGGATGAAGCAAAAAACGATTAGAGGAAGACTCGTGGCTGTTTTTTGAGTTCTTCCTAGCAACAGAACTGGGCATGACGGTAAGCCGATTACGGGCTGAACTGACTGAAGCCGAGTTCGTTTACTTTGCTGCTTACTACGAGGTCAAGGGCAAGCGTGAAAGAGCCGAGATAGATAAGGCAAAGTCCCGGCGGTAGACTTTCATTATCGGGAGGCTTGATCGTGACCGCTGTCGCAGTCGTTGACGTACAGGTAAGAAGTAGTGATGCCGTCAACAGCCTGCGTCAAATCAACGCGGCATCAAAGGAAACTCAAAACGCCCTTGACGGACTAAAGCGTGCCGCTGCTGGTCTTGCCCTAATTCAAATTGGTCGTCAGGCAGTACAGGCAGCTGCCAGTTTTAATGATCTGCAACTGCGCTTAAAACTTTTAACGGCTCAGTATGGTGATACAGCCCGCGTACAACGATTCGCGGCGGAATCCGCTCGTCGCTTTGGTCTAAGCAATCGCGAGGCAGCCGAAGGCGTCACCAATATTTACGCCCGTCTTCGTCCACTTGGTGTATCGCTCAAAGATATTCAAAGTACATTTACTGGCTTCAATACTGTTGCCCGTTTATCTGGCACAACTGGTGCAGAGGCTTCCGCAGCATTTACCCAACTTGCCCAAGCCCTTGGCTCTGGTCGTCTTCAAGGCGATGAGTTTAGGTCGATTGCTGAACTGGTGCCAGGTATTTTGGTTGCCATCAGCCAGCAAACCGGAATTGCCGCAGGCGATCTAAAAGATTACGCAAAGCAAGGTAAATTAACCTCTGAGGTTGTTGTTGCCGCTCTGCGTCGTATTGAAACCGAAGGCGCTGGCAAGATTGCACAAATTATTCAGCAAAGCGATATCCAAAAATTCAAGGATTTTCAAAACGCTGTTGACGATTTGCAGATCGCCTTGGGTAATGAATTGCTGCCCTTGGTTGCACCGCTAGTCAAGGATTTGACCTCACTGGTTAGGACAATTACTGGGCTACCTGAGCCAGTTAAAAATACAACGATTGAGCTTGTCCGTCTTGCCATTCAAGTTTTACTCGTCAAAAAAGCACTTGAGGGGATTATTGCGATTCGTGTTGCCTTGGTAGGTACGCTTGTTGCAAGTGGTGCCGCCGCCGCAACGTCTGCATCGGCGTTTAGTCTTTACACAAACAACGCAAAGGCGCTTGCTACGCAATCGGCAGCAGCGTCGGGCAAGATCAATCCACTTGTTGCCAGCCTGCAATCTTTAGCGGCTCTTGGTGTAATTACTGTTGCCATCAATTTGGCTGTTTCTGGTCTGCAAGAATTCATTCAAGCCAGAACCGAAATCAATCGTCTACGTGGTCAACGTGAAAAAGGTGGTGCTGCTGCTGTGTTTGCTGGGGCTGCGCCGGCGGGAAGTAAGCAAGCGGCTCGGGCAACACTTAAGGCAATTCGCCAAGAACAACAAACGCTGCAATCACCTATTGAAATTGCCAAGAGCTTCTTAGGCCCTCTAGCCCCGCTTGTTGGCGGCATGACCCCTGCGGCTCGTGGTGAACGTGGAATTCTGCTCAAGGAACGTGCAGCATTTGCTCAGGGCGTAATTGGATTGCCTACCCGTCCCGAACAGCCAAGCACTTTGCCCAGCACAACTGATCTAGGTGCTGGCGATGAAGATAAAAAGAAGAAACGCAAAAAACCACGCGAAAGTCAAATTCCCGAACTAACCCGCGAACTTTCCCTTCTGCAACAACAGACACAGTTACAAGGTTTGCTTGCTCAAGCCGCCTTAGCCAAGAACAAAGAAGAAGAAATTCGCTTGCAAGGTCTTGGGCGCGAAACCGAACTTCTATATCAAGCTCGTGCCATTGAACAAAGCTCTGTGCCTGCAGCCGAAAAACGTCTAGGTATTGCAAAAATTACTGAACAGTTGGCTCAAAGCCAAATTCAAACAGCGCAAGAAATTGCCGCGCTTGATTTGCAGCAACGCGAAACTGGCATTGAAAGAATCAAAACTATAGAAGAAGAAAGCGAATTGCTGCAAGCAAAATTGCGAGGCAATGAAGCGGAAGTTTTGCTCAAGCAACAGATTGCTGAAATTATGAAAGATACAAAAGGATTGGACGAAGGGCAAGTCAAGGCACTTCTGGACCGCAACAATGCCCTGAAGCAACAAGTTGAAGCTGCTACTCAACTTAAACAGCTTTATGCCGACATTGGCATGTCCATTAAGGACGGTGTTATTGGCGCTATACAGGGCGCCATTGATGGCACGAAGAGTCTGCAAGAGGTTGCCACTAATTTGTTGAATAACATAGCCAACAAGTTGTTGGATGTAGCTGTCAACATGGCACTATTTGGAGCATTATCGGGCACTGGTACTGGCGGCGGCTTGCTTGGGGGATTATTTAAGCGAGCCGGTGGCGGCTCTGTCATGGCTGGTCAA